TTCTTTTTATTTGTAGATTATAAATATCAAAATCTGCATTGAATAAATCATTTGTTATTGATGAAGATGTTCCATTAGCAATAGTAGTTTCATTAATTAATCTTAGGTTACTCATATCTGTTTTACTCCATAAACCTTTACTTCAAAACTATCATAAGTGCCACCAACACTTTCTATTGCTCTTACACCTGTAACTTTACTTGCAGTTGGTAAAACACCACCACCAAATTGGTATTGAAAATCTCCTGCTTCATCTTTAGCTAATTGATATGTTATAAAGGTATATTTAGAACTATTTCCTGCATTGTATATATACATATATAAAGAAAAATTTATATTGATTACATTAGCTGTACTATAAGCATTTAATATTTTTGTGTCACTTGTACTTTTACCTTCAAAACCACTACCACCACTAGCATTTGCACCTTGTATTGCCCTTTGGTAACCACTTGTAGTAAATGTACCATTTTCTGCTAATTGAAAATTTGTTTGACAAGTTCCACCACCACTTGTAGTAATTTCAAAATTTTTAAAATGCACTAAATGAACATCATATTTATCCTCTTGTAAATTTGTTGCAGAAACAGTTGATACACCACTTGAATAAGAAATAGTGTCAATAAGTTCTAATGAGCCACCCCAACTACCCTCTTTAGTAAGTTGCAGTATTTCACTAGGTGTATATAAGCCACTGTTCTTAACTACGTCATTTACTTGTGTGCCTATATAGGACATATTAATCCTTTAGGTTTGTCGTAAGAATGAAACGTTATAGTCAGCACTAGAAGCAGCTGAGCATAATCCTTGCAGAACGTCCCCAGTTTCTAATGTTATCTTTGTTGTTATTTCTATTGTTGTACCAAATGGTAGTGAAACATCATTTAAAATGTGTCGTAATGTTCCACCTGATTTTATAACACTTAAATCTATTGTTACATCAGCACTAGAACCACTAACGTTAGATACTAAAATACCAATTACAGTTTCAGTTGTAGAAGCGGGTACTGCGTCAATAATGTCTGCTGTACTTGTTCCTAATTGACCTTGTACTGAATGTAGTGTATCGCTCAATTTCTATTCCTTTCTTAGCTTAATGCCAACACTAAACCTAGTGATACTCCACCAGGTGCAAGGTTAACAATGTCTTGTACTGTTGTTTTCTTGATGTTGTTACTATCGTCAACATCTGCTATTAAAATCTCGTCTCCTACAGCTACAGTTGTTGATGATTGTCCATTAACATCTACTGCTAAGGTTACTGCACCTGAAGCACCGCCACCTGACATTCCTGCGCCTGCGTTTACTGCTGTAATATCTCCATCGCCAATAAAACTACCCCATGAAGTTCCGTTGTAGTAGGTTAAGGCGTTTGTGTCAGATAAATATGCAAACTGTCCCTCTATCGGGCTTGTTATTTGTGCGTCTCTTGCTGTTGCGTCTGCGTAAATGCCGACAACTTGTTCCATTAAGTAATCATTTACATCGGAAGCTGTTAATACTTCTCCTACTGCAAATGTTTTAAATCCGTTGGCCATATTGTTATTCTATCCTCTCTTTGTTTGCTTTAGTCCTATATGTCATTAATAACCTAACTTGTCTGTATCTAGTACACCAAACAACACATTGTCTAGTCTCATAAATGCCTGAACATCAGCATTAGATAGCTTATAAGAGCAACTAAAGATGTCAGGTGTTATGTTGTAATTAATACTGTCAATAACTTCATTTGTTGTTATTTGGCTAGGACTTCCCCCACCAACTGGTGATAACTCTACTTTAATTAAGTCGCCTACTTCTCTTTGTAGTATTGTATCTTGATTAGTTGTTGTAGCCTCTGTTAAATCTACTACTAAGTTATCAAATCGTATTATTGCGTCTTTAAACTTACCTAAAAGAAAGTTTGAAGCGTCTAATACTTCTGCATCATTATCATTATATAAACCATCTCTTGTAAGTGTTCTAATTAAGTATTTACCTTGGCTACCTATATCCTCTACTGATTGTGTAGTACCACTTAATCTTGTTAAGTTTACTATGTTATAAATCTCATTATCGTCGTTTATATAATCTACGCGTAAGTATGGTATATCTGAACCATCATCACTAAATATTGCACTAGGACTACTAGGGAATGTTGTATGCCTTGATTTAAAGGTTAATTTACCATCTTTAGACATAAATAATAAACCGTTTTCTGACTGTTCTACTTTTTGCAATATTGATAGGGTATTACCACTAAGATTTGATAAGGCCTGCATATTAGAAACTCCAGTTTCTATGTCTCTATCTCCTGAGAATTTAACAGTAGAGCTATTAAGAATATTATTAATTAATGTACCGCTATCTGTTGCTGAGAAGTTATCATCAATAATCTGTGTATTAGCTATCTTCATAAAAGCATCAGATGCCTCAAAATTAGCAAATGAGTTGTTTTTATCAGGATAGCTAAGGTTTATGTCTGTTACAAAACCTATAAACAAGTCTTCGTAGGTACTTCCGCCATCTGTAGTAGCATCTACCCTAATTGCTATCATTGGTTCTATACCAGGATAGTAAGGACTTGCTGTATTAGTATTTTCGTATTTTCTATTATTGTTTAATAATTGTACTGAACAACTACCTGCTAAAAAGGTGTCTAAGTCTCTTGAACGTCCTCTATTAATTGATATGCTTTGTACATCATCTGTGACATCTGAGTAAGTTACCGCACCTGCTAGTTGGCCTGTATCTAATACACCTCTTACTAAATCGTCTAAGGTAAATTCGTTTGCGGTGAACCCTATTCTAACACGTACAGTTGGTTGAGCCATTAGACTACAGTTACAACTCTATTTAAAGCACCGTTTGTTTTATTAAACTGATTAGCACCTTGTAGGAATATCCTCTCAGCATCTTGTGGACTAGCTATTGGTGCATAGTTATTTATAGTTATAGCTTGTTGCGCTTTACCTATTTGCTGTTGTGCAGTACCTAAAGCCATATCAGTCATTCCTGCTATCTCTCCACCGCTAGTAGTTGCACTTGTACCAACAACAGATTTAATTTCGGAAGCTGCTTTATTTGCAAAGCTAACTTCAGCTAATCTACCTATTTCTCCAAAACCTAAGTCAATACCCACTTTGCTAAGTAACCCTTTAGCTTTATTAGCAAATCCGTTTATTTTATCAATAAACTTATTCATACCTCTAACAACGCTGTTAATCATTTTTTCAAAGTTTTCAGGGAATGCTTTTAAGAATGGTAATGTAAACTTCTCTATTAATTTAAATGCAAACTTAAACGCAGGTGCTAGCATTTTTACCAGTATTGAACCTACCATAAGTATCGGTGGTATTAATGCACCTAATACGTCTCCAATCATTTCAATAAACGGCGCTGCGCTTTGCATTGCGCTAATTAGTTGCGGCCCAACTTGTTCTACTAAATCTATAATCTTTGGTATTAAAGCAGTTACTATCGGTAACAACGCTTCACCCATTTTTGCTTTTAATTCTTTTACTTGTGCGCCTGCTTGTTTAGACTTTGTTGCAAAGCTTTCTTGCTCAGCATTTAAGTAACCTTGTGTAACTGCTGACTTTGCTGTAATTAACTCGTAAGTTGCTTGCGCTTTTTCCATCTTTGTAAGTTCAGCTGATGTTGTCTTACCAGTCATCTCAAATGCTTTAGTTTGTACTTCTGCTTCTGATATAGCTATACCGTAGGTTTTAAGGCTTTCTCTTTCACCAAGCAATGCTTTAGTGAACGCTTCCATAACTGGTTTCGTACCACCTTGTACGTTGTTGAATGCTGCTACGTCACCTGCAACTGTTGCCAAGGCTTGTGACATATTGGCACTTTCCTCAGCAGTCATTTCGATACCTTGTAAAACCATACCTGATGTTTTCATAAGGTCTTTAAGCTCGAATGAAGCCATACCTGCTTTTTTACTGAAATCTTCTATGAATGTACCAAACTCAGGTATAGCATCACCAAAAGTAGCGTCAAATGCTGCTTCTGCTTCCATAGCGTCAGAAGCTAAGTTGACCATTTCTTTACCAACGGTTGCTGCTGCTACGCCTAAACCTGCAAGTCCAATAGCTGTAGCCTTACCAATGCTAGAAGCTACATTGCCTAAACCTTTAAGTGCTTTTTGTCCTTTATTAAGGTCTTTAACAAACTTATCAGTTTTACCGATAATAGATATAGATACTTTTTTATCAAATGCCATTATTTAATTGCCTTTACTAATGCGTCATACATTCTGTCGTTGTATGTCTCTAAAATCTCATTTTGGTTTTTAGCTATTGTCTTGCTGACAACATAGCCACCTTTACCAAGCTGATAAAAAGAACTATCTCCTCTATCAGACTGGTTTCCTATCCAAGGTTTATATTCAAATTGTGCGCCTGGTCTTGAGTACGGTAATTTACCTATTTGACTTCTTGATATAGCTCTTGTCTTACCTGATTTAGTAGGAACATAAGCAAGTCTACGACCAAACTCCATCGATAGCGTTGATGGGTACCTGTCATTCGTTTTTAAGTTTACTTTAGCGCCTGTTCTTGTACCGCTAGCCGTAATACCCATAACACTACGACTTGCTTTAGGAACACGTTGTCTTCTTCCAAGAGTACGTGCTTCTTTCATCTGTTCCTTAGCAATCTCTCTGTGAAACTTTGATAAAACTTTTAATACGTCTTTACGTGCATAGGTATTCATCTCTTTCCTTATTTCAACTAATTCTGAGTTGTCTATTGCTATATCGCTTTTTTTGTATGCTCTTGCCATATTATTGTTCGTTTTTTCTATGTATTAGTTCTACTAGAGTGTCAAACATTTCCATATCTAGGTTCATAACTTCATTGGGACTTATCCCTATTTCTAAGCTAACTAAAGCTACTAAGTCAATAAAACCTTTTATGCTTTTGGGTTAGTACCGCCTGAAATGTCTAGTTCTTCAACTTTATTCACCCAAGCGTCATAATCTTCTGTTACGCCATTGCGTTTTGCGCCTAGCCAAGCTAGATAAAGTAACCATTCGTATCTTTGTTCTTCTTGAAGAATTGATACTGCGACATCGAACTTACGCTCAAAATCAATGATATCTTTAGGTTTTATCTTTACTTCGTATTTAGTGCCGTCTTCCATAACGACGACCATATTACCCACTATGAAGTCGCTCTCGTAATTGCACCCGAAGTAGGGTAAGTCACACTCATTGTCGCAAGCTCACCAACTGCATTTCCTACTGGAATGTGTTGATTAACTAAAATGTTTCCACTGTAACTTGGATTAGTTGCACTTATTGCGTCACTCTTTGGTTTAATTACAAATGCTGTAGTTGTTCCAAGTAGTGGCCATAATGTTGCATCTACTTCTGAAGCTGCGAAATCATTTTGAAATTCGATAGATAAACTACCATCTTTAAGACCACCTGTTCTGCTTTGGAATGTTTCACCCATAGCTGTAGTCATAATTTCATCGCTGCTAATTTCAAGAGTAACTGAACTAACATGGTCAGATAAATCTACTGAGTTAATTGTTACGCTTGCGTCATTTAGGACGAATTTTGCCATCTTGTAAACTCCTTTCATATTGTATTGTAATGTGTATTGCTAGGGGTTTAGTGTGTGTGTTATATAAAAGCAAAAACCCCCGAAGTTAGCAACAGGGGTTCTTGCGTTTTGTATACGTAAACGTTTTAATTTATTATAGCTTAATTATATAAAGTATTTTGGATTTTGCTTATGAAAAAATAAAAACCCAAATAGTCATAAAGATTACGGCTTGTAGAAAGTCTTGTAGGTATCTATTCAATTCCGATTGAAGCGTGAATATCAAATGATGGTGTTGTACCTGTAATCGTGTACGCTAGTCTCCAGTATGTATCAGATGTTGTAGTAGCGTCACTTATGTACTGCGCGTTTATAGCGGTGATGTCTGTAAATGTTGCTACGTCTGTTGGCGATGTAAAACTTGCATTATCGTCTGACTGTAGTGTAAAACTTATTGTTGGTGACGATGTTCCGCTCACAGCTGTACAATGTACTGCTGCATATACTTTTTCCCCTGTGCTGACTGCACCTAGGTTACTTCCTGTAGAAGCACCTGTTGTTGTTAATGCGTCATCTAGTTGTGTAGTTCCTCTTACTACAACATCACCTGAGTTAGCTTTCGATACGCTGAATGGTGTTATTTCACCTATTGCACCAAGAATGCTGTACGTAAATAATCTCGATTTCATAAAGTAAGACGTACTTCCTACACCTGCTTCAGGTGTAACAGATACAATTAATTCGTTACCTATGCTTGCACCAAGTAGAGCGTCAGGCTTATTTGCACCTGCTTCATAAAAACCGTCTAATTGTAAGGAACTATCTTTAAGTCCGCCTAATTTCTCTTTAAATCCATTACTGTTAATGGTTGTAGCATCAAGCTCATCTGCGTTGATTTCTAAATTAACGCTAGTTACGTTACTAGATAAGTCGTAACCATCGCTAAATACTTTACCATTTTTAAATACAAATTTACTCATTTATTCTTCCCAAGCCTCGTTCACATTAGGTGTACTTTTATCATCTGATTTAAAAGTACCATCTGTTTTTCTTGCTCTCCTCTTTTTTATTGTAGTAGGTTTTATGTGACCTGATTTAATTAATGTTTTTGCTATTTTTTCATCATCAATACTTATAGTGTCGCCTTTAAGCTTTCCCATAACTTTTTTACTACCGATAATTTTATATTTAGCCATTACTTACCCCCACAACAACCGTTACCGCAACAGTCCATTAGCTACTCCCTTTCGTATATACCTCTACTTCTAAGTTAGCACCTACGCCATCAATACCATTTAAATTAACGTCAGCTGCATAGTTACTTACTGACATAACCCTAGCGTCTGTATCGCTTAGGCCTAAAGTCCTATTATTAAATATAGCTTGTCTGACACTATTACTTCCTGCACCTGTAATATACTCATCTAGTTTATCCTGTGCAGTTCTTGCATCAGCTCTTTGTACAGCTACTAAGACAGTAAAAGTATACCTGTCTGTACCTCTTTGCATAGCCTGGTCAAACTGTATTTCTTGCGGAAGTATTATTGCTACTGGGAAGTTTATAGCGTTATCAGGAATAACGTCATAACAACGAATACCTGAAATACCGCTAATTGTGGTTTTAATACCATCTCTAATTTCTGATAGTGCTGCCATTTAAGCAATGCCTATAGGTATTTTCCTAAATGGTGCAATGAGCTTAGTCACTTCTCTGTTTTGTTGTACGCTGACAACACCGAAGTCTCCTACACCTGCTACACCTAATGGTGCGTTTCTCATTGCAAACAATTCTGAAGCCAACATTAATGTAGCTTGTCGTATTTGCTCAGGCACAGAAGCATAACCCCATTTAGCTGTTATTTCTGCTCTAGGTCTGTTGCTTGAAATATCTAGTGGCCATTCATAGTTACTATCGCTAATAAGTTGGATAGTGTAGTAAGGGTTTCCTGTTATACCGCCTACAACGCCATTTAGTGGTAAAACTTGATAATCTGTTGATGGGACTGTTACTTCGTATGTTCCGTTATCGGTGTCATCATACTTTACAATAAGTCCAGTAGTTGTAGAAATGTCGTCAACGTTTAAGTTGTAGGGGTGGTTTGTAAAAAATACACGTGCTGAAGCACTAGCGTCCTGATAAAAGTAACGTGAGCAATACGCGTCTATTTGCCTTGAAGCGGCATTAATAGCGTCATCTAATAAAGTATCATCAGCTGTATCTGTTGTAGGAATACCAACGAACCCTTTGAGTTCGTCTTGTGTACAGTAGCCGTTTACAATGGCCATCTATACTATTCCTTTACTTCAGCTTTTTTCTCTACTTTTTTTTCAGCTTTAGGTTTTTTAGCTGCTGTTTCCATTTTAACGCCCATTTCTTTAAGCGCTTTTTTAACGTCTTCAGCTCTGTCAGCTTTGTTTTGTAGTTCATAACCTTTTAGCTCTTTCTTTAAAGCTTCTATTTTTTTATCGTTCATAAATCTTTCCTATAGGTAAAGCGCGTCAGTTGCCTGACGCACTAAACCATTTTTAATTAAAAGGTTGGTGTTACCAATCCTGTTCCTGAAATTTTAGAAATTCCAAGAGGTTGTCTACCTGAAGCAAATGCTGAGTATCCATAAACAACTAATTTAGTTGTTAATGAACCTGCATTTGTTTCCTCAAATTTCATTTGGAAGATACCATCTTCAAATAAAATGTGGTCGTCAGACTTAACAATATAGATTTGGTCTTCATCTGTACCTGAACCTGCGTTGGTTACAACGTTAGCGTCAGTGATGACAGGAATACCTAAGAGGTTTCCTACGACGTTTCCATATTTTGCAGCTTCTCCTACGCCCATAGCGTTGTCAGGATTGTTACCTGCAGGAAGTACTAACGGTCTGTTAGAACTATCAAGTCCTGCTGTAATCATTCCCCAACGTCTTGGGTGCATAACGATAGCTGTTGCAGGTGCAAATCTGTTAGAGTTAACTTCTTGCACAGCGTCAGCTAGTTTAGGATAAAGCTCAGCAACTGATGGTGAAGCGTCAGTATAAGTTGTTTCGTTAACTCCTGATACTGCTGCTATTCCTAAGTGCTGTCCTGATGAACCTGAACCATTTAACATTTGGTCATCTAGTTCTGTGTAATATGCAGCAACTAAGTCACCGAATATAACGTTCTCTAATGAGAAACCAGGTTGTCCACCTCTTTCAAGAGCTTGTCTTGAAACGTCTTGTTGTCCTGCGATTGTATTAACGTTTACAGTTAATAGGGTATCGTCCATATCTGTCTCGGATACAGCTGAGTTTTCAGAAGCTTGAATAGCTGCTGATGTACCAGTTGTGATACGTGAGATTTCAATTTTGTTACCAAATGCAGGTAGAGTTTCTTTTTGTATTGCATTATAAAACGCGCTACCAGCTCTTGCTTTTTCTGCGAATTTGTCGACTAGGTATTGTGGAACTACAAGTCCTGTGAAAGCACCTGTTCCAACGTCTCTAGCTTCGAAATCTTGATGTTTTCCAAGTCGTTCTTGTGCTTTGTAGTCACCTGTTCTTGCTGCATAAGCGTCAGCAATGAATGAAGCTTCTCCGCCATCTCTATACATATTTGGCTCGTTAACTTCTACTATGGCTTCTGTTTCACCCAAGTCATCATCTTCAACATCTAAAGCATTTCTGCTTTCTTTTACGGCTTTGATAACCTCTGAAGCTTCTCTTGCTTCTTCAACTTTGTCGTTGAGGTCTTTGATTTCAGCTATAAGCTCTGCGGAACGTTTAAATTTTCCGTCAAATTCTTCGTTAGCTTCGTCCATTCCCTCAAGTTCAACAGTTAAAGTATCAAATTCAGCTACTTTGGCTTCTCTTGCCTCAATGAGTTTTTTCATTGTGTTGTCCTTTATTTCTTGCTTTTACTTCTGCGTAAGGTGTACTTTTAAAAAATTAAATATACGGCGTTACGACTTAGTCACGTAGGTTTTCAAGTTCAAGTTGCATTTTAAGCAACTCAATCTTTTTATTACTACGTTCTTTTTTATCAAGTTCCATATTTGGTTCATCTTGACTATCGTCTTGACGTTCCTCTAATTTATTGATAAAACTCTCTAAAACCTCGGCGGCTTTGTCACCGCTTCTAGCTTCAACCAATTCTTTGTGTAAGTCGTCTATTTCAACTCCTCTAAGTTTTGCACCCGCCCAAGGGTTTGCAGGATAGGTTACAACTGATACGTCAAAGAGTTTAGCTTCTGTAACGTTTCTTTTTTCTCCTGTTTCGTTAAACTCATCTCTAATTGCTGCAAAAGCAAAAGACATTTGGTTTAAGTCTCCACGCTTCATAGCGCTTGATATCTCTGCAACTGTTGGGTTTGACGGGTCTAATTCAGCACGTACAAATAAACCGTAGTTATCTTCTTCTAATTCTAATGTACCTGATGAAGTTCTAGCCAATGGTATGCCATCGTGATTTACTAAAAATCTTACGTCATCTTGTTCTTGTAATGTTTTCTTAAAAGCACCTGGCTTTATGGTTTCTTCATAAGAACCTTGTTGGTCACGAACGCCGTAACCTTTGTTAAATACAGAAGCGTAACCAGTAAACAATAATGTATCTTTACCATCATCGTTACGTTCTTCTACTGCTGTAAATGTAAAACTTCTATTTTCAGTTTGTCTATCCATTGCTTCAAGGATAGTTGACCTTTTTAGCATTTGCAACGTTTGTGATATAGCAATACTGCTGTCAAATCTCTTAGAGGGTCTAGTAGGTTTTTTAGTTTTTGTTTTTTTCTTGTAGCTTCTTGGTTCTAGTTCACCCTCAGTAACTAACTGTGCTACTTTACGTTCTGCCCACTCTCCTGCTTGCATTGGTTTACTCCAAGGATTAGAACCCCATAATAAAAACGCTACATCTGAAGCTTTCCACGTATCAGGGTCATTAGGGTTTGTCTTCTCTCTATCTAAGTCTGATAAGTGTCTCTTGTGCCACGCACTCATTCTTACAATCTTATCTATGCTCACATCTTCACCATTTGCCATAGAACGTGCTTCACGTTTTGTTTTGTCTGTAAGTCCGTCTCCTGCTTTGTTTAAATTCTCTAAACCTCTTTTAGCGTTCTTGACCATAAAAGCAGGTGGTTTTCTATCTACTGGCATTAGTCTGCTCTCAAAACGTGTATTGAACCTGTACCAGTTGCCATAAGTCCCCATAGTTCATTGTCTTGTTGTACTCTTACAACGACATCAGTATTGTTTGGTAAATGAAAACCATTTGATGTTGAAACGTCTGAACCACCTAAATACATATTGTTACCACTTGAATTATGCAAATTAATTGTTTGTTCGTAATTTACACTTGGAATAATTTTTATTGCTGATGTATTATTTAAAGAAACTTGTTCACTAATCATTTGTTAACTCATTAGTAGGGTCGTGTTGGTCTACACCTGTAGGTGGCAAAGTAGGGTCAATAGGACTTCCGCCAATAATACCTTGGTAGAATTTATCCCCACCCTCATAAGGCTCTAAATCCATCTTTGACCTCGCTTCATTAGGTGTCATAATGCCTGATGATATAGCAGCTTGAAAACTTCTTACTCTGCTTAGTTGGTCTCCTCTTGCATACTCATCTGTATCAAACTTAACGTACTGCTTTCCTGGTAGTAATGTAGAAAGTCCATCTTCTATTCTTCTTATCCAAGGAAGTAGTGTATATCTAACAAAAGCTAATCCATTGCTTTCAATGTTTGAGTACACGTTTGTGTTGTCTTTAGTAAGAAGTAAGTGTGCAGGTATTCTAAACACTCTTGCTATTTCATTTACTACTTGTTCTCTAGCTTTAATTAGTTCTTCACCCGCAGCAGCAGATATTGGTTTAAACTTTAAGCCACCACTAAGAACAGCAGGCTTTCTATTTCTTGTGTGCATACCTTGCCAACTCTCTCGTAAAATCTTGGCTTGTTCTTCGCTTAAATCTCTATCTGTTTCTAAAACTGATGATGGTGTTGCACCTTGTCCATAAAACTGTGCGATGTGTCTTTCCATTGCTAGGGCTAACCCGTAAGTGTTGCTATTCGTGCGGAGTGGGCTAACACCTACAAGTTGCCCTGGATATGTAAACCAAGTGAAATGTAGCATATTGTATTGTGTAATTCTTTTTTCTGTCTTCTTTTGTTTGTTTTGAATTAAAAATACTTTTTTACCATTTTGCATTTCTACTTTTACTTTTTCAGGGTGTATCGGTGTTAACTGTATTGCTCTGCCTTGTCTATCTTTATCAACAAGTATGAAGCTGTTACCGTGCATAGCTAGTGATGTAATAATTTCGTGTACAACTTGAAACATTGTTTCATTTTGATTAGGTACTTCTAAGAACTTTGGTTTGTTTGTATGTATTGTCTTTTGACCATCATTACGCATTGTCTTTATTGGTAGTAATGCGATACTATCTGCTAATAAAGAAACTGCGCTAAATACTGTAGATATACCAAGAGCTGATGTTTCGTTTACTTCTTCTCCTGTGTAGTTGTGTAGTCCACCATCTCTTAATGCTAATAAATCACTAAGATTACCATTACTTGCGCTTCGTTGTTCTTTTTTAAAAATACTCATCTATTAATGTAAATGTAACTTCCCGCCATTAAGAATACACCAGTAACGATTAATGTCACTGCTGTCTTAAATAGCATATATACACCAATTAGTATAAGGGCTAGGCCTAGTACTTCAGCTATTGTTGTTATTATGTCTTTCATATATTCTTTCCTTTGCTATTTTATAATTAACATCATTTAATTCAATTCCTATAAATTCTACATTATTGTTAATACAAGATATACCAGTTGTTCCACTTCCCATAAAATTATCTAAAACAACATCATTTGGTTTAGAAGCAATTTTTAGTATTCTATCTGCTAATGCTAGTGGCATTTGTGTTGGGTGTACTCTTTCTGATTTTGGTATATTGTGTGGTACATACCATACAGAAGTTAATGGGTCTTCAATACCACAATCTGTATTTAGATAAATATTATCCCCTTTTGATAAATGATAAATTATTTCATAATCTAAATGAAACCTAGCTTTAGTACTATCAAAACTACCTGCATATTTCCAAATAATATAACTTTTAAAATCTAGCTGTTGAAATGCGTTTGTAAATTCAAGCCAATGTGGTGTTCTTAGTTTTTTATTAGATGTTTTGCTTTTTATGTTAAAAAATAATTGTCCACCGTCTTTTAATATTCTTTGATATTGTTCAAAAACTTCGTCAATAAATTGTGAATATAGTTTTAAAAATAATATATCTTTTTTATCTGCTTTATATCCTGCACCAGATATATCTTCATAAGGTGGACTTGTAAGAATTAAATCAATAGAATTATCTGGTAATTCTTTCATTACTTCTAAGCAATCGCCATTGTAAAGTTTCATAAATTAATTATAGCTATCTCAGGATTATCGTCGGGTATTTCAGGTGCGGTAATTCTATCTAGTAATAACACCATTGCTATACAAGCGTCAATCTTTCTCTTACTTCTACCTTTAGACAATCTCCAACCCATATCGGTTACACGTTGTGCAGCTGACATTACTTGGTCGGTAAACTGCGGGTCGTTATCGTGTCTTACTCTTGCGTTAGCAATTAACTCATAAGCGTTACCGCAAGCAGGTATCATTCGTGAATGTGTCTGTGGGAAGTTAACCATCGGTATACCTCTGTCCATAAGTATCTGCGCACTTCTTTCGAAAAAAGCGGGGTCATACGCACATTCCATAATTTTGTACTTTGTTGCAAGTTCTATAATAAATGCTTCTATTTCCTGTATGTCTAATGCGTCTTCGTTGTTTGGTGTCCATATTTTAGATTTAACTCTTACAATCCCGTTTTCATCTTTTTGTCCATAGACAACAGCACACGTATCGTGACGTAAAGCCATATCGATACCTACAAAAGTTTCTCCGCCTACAATAAGCTCTAAATCTTCATCTAAACAACTATCCCATTGTTCTGCACTTATCCAACTCTCCTCATCTAGCCTTGACCATTGATTTAGGTGATAACGTTGAAATTCGTTTAGTGGTAATGATTTTCTTCTTCTTCTAAGGTTTTCTACTGGCCACCAATCGTTTTCAATAGCAGGATTGACTTTTTTCCAAATTTCTTCATCTTCAGGGTCATCAGTATCTTTAGCGCCGTACCACTTGTAGTAAAATTCAGGGTCATCTGACTTGCCTGCTTCTTTAAGCTCGCCACGTTGGTACAATCTACCCATTAAGCTATCTAAGTCGTGTCCTGCTGTTGAAATGTTAATTACAATGCCATCACGTCGTTTAGCGGTGTTGTTAGCTAATACATAATGCACTCTCTCTAGGTTGATGTTGTTAAACTCGTGTACCTCATCGAAAATGCTACAACTGTTACGTCCACCATCTGCTGTACCCGCTTTTGCTGCTATTCGGTATGCTCTACCACTCCCCTCTTTGACTTGTATCTCATTTTGGAACGTTTCAACCATATTTCCTAGTATTGGGCTTTCATCGCACATAGTTTTCATAGTTCCGAACACTAAGTTAGCTTGTTCGTATGAAGCAGCTGCTACAGCAACAAGTGGTGACACAACTCCTGACCCAAGAAGCTCATATAGCCCGATTGCGCTAATTAGAGCGGATTTTCCGTTACCTTTTGGCAATCCGATTAACGCTTCTCTGTATTTTCTAGTTCCCTGGTCATTTAGTTCATACAATTCGTAAATCATCGCTTTTTGCCAATTATCTAGTTTGAACGGTTGTCCATAGAAGTCACCCTCTCCGTGTACAACAAAGTTCTCTATAAACTTCACTACTCTGTCTCCAGTTGTTTCAGGTAAAATAATCATTCTTGTGTTGGGTCATACATTGTGTAAAACAAGGTAAGTTCTTCTAGTGGTTCTATATTTTCTGTTACTAATAAATATCTAAATCCCTGTACTTCTTTTAATTCGCAGTTAGGTGTTTTACTATGATTGATAAATCCACCAAGTGGTGTTCTGTAAAGTTTCTTTGTTATCTTATCTTCAAAATGCGTTACACCTAGCAGTGTTTTTTTTCTTATAGGTTTTACAGCAAATAATCCAAGTCCATCAATTTTACTTGGTTTAATCGTTAGATACTTTGGTAGTGGTCTGTAATTCATATATCGCCTCTGTTGCAACTGTAGCAAAGCCCTGTATTGCCATCGAGCATAGTTACTGCGTCACAAGTTTTACAGGTATACGCTTCTTTAGTTTTACTCATTCTTCTTCTTCGCAGTTAGCACAGACAAACTTGCTTTCATCTTTATCGTAAAAAAGACAGTAGCATTTATAACAAGTTAATATATATTCTACATTATCCATTTAGACACCTCGCACAAATTGTTCTACCGTTAGCATACCAGTAATCATTGCAAATAGTACAAGGTTCTAAATAATCTTTAGCCTTGTTGTCGGTCATTCTTCTTCGAGCATTAGCAACCTAGGGTCGGCTAGTTCTTTATCATCTTGTTGTAGTAACTGTTGCAACTGATGAAATCCCATTTGATTTTCTCCATACGCAATTCCGAGCCTCTGACGGCTAAGTGGCGTTAATCCTAATTCTTGTTCTAGTTTTAAAATTTTTTCTTCTAGTTTCATTGTCAAAGTAATCAATGGATTTATTGTTGCTTGTCCTTTAGAACCTGTACCAAGCAATCCTGCATTACCTTGTCTAGCAATAGTTTTATTAGCGCGCTCTACTGCATCATAAAATTGATATAAACGATATAACGCAGGTAGGTCAACCATTTGTGTTGCATTTGAAATATCAGAAGCCCAATATTCGTCCCAGTAACGTTTTGTCGCTACAGTCCACTTAGAATTTGGTAAAGGTTTTTCCATAGCGCCTTTGCCCTCAATAACCGTTAACGAATTATCTCTATGACCAACTAAGTTTTCTTTTTGTTTTGGTAATCTACCTCTTTTTCCCATATAGCTATCTTAATATACGCTTAAATCAAAATGTTACATTAAACACATTTCTTTTAGTTTTGTTTAACAAGGTTTATATATAGAAAAACTTAAGAAAAAAGTTTATTGGTAAATAATACCTAAATTTGAGCAAGAAAAAAGTGTTT